TCAATAAATTCTCCACCCATAGATGTTTTTCTTACACTCAATTGACTGGTCTTTAGAGTAGAAGATGCTTTGCGCAACTTGTTTAACTCTTCGTCAGTAAGAGTAAATTGCAGATCTTTGCAATCAAGATTAATATCGTTTGTTGGGACTGTTAGGATGTCGATATCCGAAAAGTAATATTGGAATGATGTGACACCATCAGTAATTTTAACAAACTTTTTATCATCATCAAATGACAATGTAGGATCATCAAACATATTAAGACAAGCTATAAATTCACTTAAGTCATAAATGCCAAATGGATATGGCGATTCAAACTTTAAGTTTGCCTTTGCCATAAGTGTTTTAGAAGTAGACATGGTTCGAATAACACCATTGTCTTCACCAAGAGCAATATTACTATTGATCCCTTGGAAGTTGCTCAATACATCTTTTATTTCATTACTAAGTTTCATACTGCCTCCGCTTTAATTCGTGCTATGTCATCCAATCTTTCTTCATGCTTGATTTGCTGAATTGCAAGGTATTGGATCTCTACCCATTCGGCAAGTCGTCTTTCGTTTTCACGATCATACCAACTTCTATTAAACAAGTACCAAACACCCCATGTTATTAATGTCATAAACCAAAATACAATACCAGGTTTCCATTCTTCCGGAAGACCTTGTGCTGCAAGTGTTGTTCCTCTTTCCGCGTGCCAAATTTCTACTTCGTGCATTTTTTCAATCAAGCTCATTATTAGACTCCTTTAAGTCGTGTTCGTTTATTGCCAATAGAGTATAGTGCATGATCTTCATAAGATCTTCACGATTTGCTCCGTTCTTTTTACCATATCTTGACGCATACTTTAACACATTGCCAAGACAAAAATCTAATCCTAAGCCAGAAGCAGAGATTAGATCCATACTTTGTACACCATTCGGAGCAGCATAATGCTTAGAGTAAGTACTCTCAACGTACGCTGTCAATTCCTGGATGTTTTGTAATTCATTAAATTTCATATAGGTCCTTTTTCATTATGGTATTATTATATCACGTAATTGCTTAATGTACATACTTTTCATAAACAATTTCTGCCCAATCATAGTCTTCATATTTTGAATTGATTACTACTATTTTTTCATTGTCCACATCAATTAAAATATTTTGACCTGCAAATCCATCTAAGCCAATAAGTGTTTGACTTAAACCAAAAACATCAAAATGAAATTGACCTCCATAGCTTGTTGTATAGCTATGAATTGCCTTTTTTCTATTTTTATATCCTTGTCCTTTTGCAATCCTTCTATCGTGTATTGTTCTTAGATAATTGCCAATACAGCTATTACTATTCCAGTCATCCATTATAGTTTTAGCTATTCGCAAATAATCATACCTATCTGCATAAAAACTATAACGCGCAGATTGATCTTCGCCTATACGTGTTTTTGTAAAATACACATTGTTCTTTACTTTCACATGCTCATTAAAAACTTTATCTAATATATCATCACCGCTTTTATGCAATACATAATTAAATATGATATTAGTAGTAAGAGCACTATAATTATAAACTTCTCTCTCTTTTCTGGTGTTATTCAGATCTGAATCCATTATAAATTTAAGACTATGAATATTTGAATTAATATTCGAATACTTTAATAGATTATCATTCTTTGGATAATGGTAAGTACCAACATATTTTTGATCTCCCGCTGTCATATTTAAAAGATTAATTAGCGGTTGACCATAATACAGAGTATTGTGAAGTAAATCCCAATTAAGCTTTTCATCAACACTAGTAATATGGCCATTACAAATTGCATGTCCGGTAACATATGATACTAAACTTTTACCCATTGAATGCGAGGGTAATGGACCATCACCAACCAAAGAATAATATTTATTTTCATCAATTACAATTTTATTGTTCTCAAATAATAGATAACTCAGAATTCCAGAATTATTAAACTCGTCTAAAACATCTTGATCTTTTCTTAGACTTGATTGAAATTTATAATAGTCTTGAGACTTTTCAATCTCAAATCTATCAAAATCAAATAAGGGATAATCCCAAGTATTTTGATTTGCTTGAACACTGAGAGCAGCGAGAGTAAAAAGAGCAATGAGCTTCTTCATGCCGCTACCGCATCAGTGATCCTAGCAACTAATTGCTTATTGCCTTTCTTAGTCTTCGCAAACTTCTTGAACTCACGTTTAAGATCATTTATTGTGTCAGCTTTTTTAGGAGCAAACACATCTGAGTCAAACCTTGCTGAACGATTGATTTTGATAATGAAATAATCGTCATAACCTTTTTGATTTTTCCAAGCACTAAAACCAAGTTTTCTCCAAGCTTTGATTACATCTTGAAAGGATTTACTTTCATCAACATCGTGATACCCTTGACCGAAAGTAGAAGCGTCATACGCAAGGTGGAAACCCATGATAGTTGCACCAGTTATCTCTTTAAGTCTTAGTAAAACATTTTTGTAGATCTCACGACCACCTTGACCTCGAACCATCTTACCTTCGAAGTTAACCATTGACTCACGAGAAGTAATAACATTTGCTTTTGAATCACTACAAATATTCAATCCATCAGGATAACCATCAGTTAGAAACATGATGTTTGTGTTTTGTATTGCGTGTTTACGAGTAAATGCTTTAGTCAACTTCGCTGCAAGAATTGCAGTTTGAATAAGAGGAGTTGAACCCATAGCATCGATCTGGTGTAAGTAATGACCAGAGATATGGTAAGGAGTTTTGCTAGTGTATGAATGTGCTTTAGCAACTGCGAAAGAAATATAAGCAGCTTCATCAAAAGTTTTTTTATTCATCTTTGATGAGAACATCTCAACAACTTTAACACCGTCAGAACTTAGCTCTGAATCACTCATTTCACTCTCACGCATGCCGTGCTCTTTTGCATCACTTCTCCAATATGAAACAGTAGTAAATGAATAAGCTTCAAAAGGAATATTGACTTGACGACAAAACATTGCGATAGTAATTGCTTGAGCAGTAACATCTTCGATGATCTCATTCATAGAACCAGAAAGATCAAGGAACATCATTATACCATGCGATTTAGCTTGAGCAAGTTGAGTAGTAGTTAGGAAAATATCCTCAGAAGTTTTGTAAGCATGAAGCTTTAAAGGATCAAGTTTACCAGACTTAGCAGTTGTTGCACGAGAATATTCAAATGCAGCTTTCTTACGTTCGAAGTCTTTCGCCATAAGATTTGCTTGCTGCTTGTAAGTTTGTTTAGTCTCTGTCCAATCTTCCATGCAAGGTTCGTGATTATAAGCAGACCAACCACGAGCATCTTCTTTGTTCCTCGCTAACCAGTCGTCACGTAATTCTTTAGCTTCAGCATAAGAGTATGTAATCTTTTTTAAGTTTTCTGCTGAAACACCACTTGAGTATTGTGGCTGACCAGCTCTTTGATATTGAGTTGCTTCAGTTTTTTCAAGAAGATCTTCTTCACGCTCTCTTTGAGTGCTTTCAGTCCAAGTCTCATGAGCATCATCACCTTCTTCCTCTTTAGACTCAGCAGATTTAGAATCTTCTTTAGATTCATCTTCACCGTCAGAATCAGAATTACCTTCGTCATCAGCCGCGTCATCACCTTCTTCATCACCAGAGATAGGAGTTTCACCTGAATCTTCAGGAGATTCACCCTCATCACTGATTGGTGGCATATCCATATCCATTTCATCTTTTTCTTCTTCTTGATCTTTTTGATCTTCGATGAAATCATATAATTTTTTACAAACATTGACAACGTCATCCCATGTTTCAACTTCCATAGCTTCTTTAACTAATGGAGATTCTTCATTAGAGAATTCAACTGGAACATAACCGCGGCCTTTTGAAGACACATTAAGTCTGTCCATAAGTCCAGCCTTGTTGATGTCTCTCTCGTTAGTACCAAAAAGATCACCGTCAAAAAGAACTTTATAACCTGCTTTGAAACGACGAACGATACCAGGATATGTTTCCATGATCTTACGTTCAATGCGGATGTCTTCAACGATATTTAAATAAGCTCTTGGAATTTTGCCAATCTTCTTTTCAGAATCATGCCATCCATCAGCTGGAGTATAAAGAGCATGGCCAACTTCGTGACCAACTAAAAGATCATAAACGTCTTTACCTTTGTCTTTCCAAAGAGGAAGACGAAGTACTCTATTCTCAACATCGAAACTAGCTGTAGAATAGTTGCCATGTTGAACCGATAAGTTCTCTTTGGCAAGTAGTTTGGCTAGGTATTCTTGAGCTGATAAATTCATAATATTTCCTTTTTTAATTCGTTATGTGTACATTATATCACGTTTTGGACCAGTTGTACAACTATTTACTGGTCCAGATGCGGCGAGTTGGTGTGCCAGATTATTC